CAAAGTCAAACATTTCCGAGTTAAAACCCAAAATAATTGCTGGTCTTATTTCGTTAATTAAATTAAAAAAACTTTGTATAAGTCTGATCTCAGATTCATCATCCTCTCTCTTATCGGTTTCAAGAATCATTTCAAAACCTCTATTGTCCCTGACACCAATTGCAAATAGTCTTGCAGTCTGATATCTCAAACCAGTTGTTTCACAGTCAAATGTTAATTTATGAATTTGCTTATATTCCTCAATGCCTTTAAATAACCTTGATTGTGTTGATATAAAAAATTGTTCCGTTGGAGTAGGAGCATGAAATAGGTTACGATTTACGTATTTGAACTTACCTGTCTTTTTATCTCTAACAATGTTTCCGTCATTATCAATAACCTTTTCAAAAGTGTCGATTCCACCATCTTTAAAATAATTAATAATAGCATTGTATGACTTATTACTTGTTACTTTATAACAATAACCATTTACAAGTCTTTTTTGATTACCTGTTTTTAATTTATAAATAGTAATACCATACTTTACTTTCTTACTTTCTATATATGTGTCAGAATAACCCTCATACAAAGGACGACCCATCTTCTCCAAGTCTCTTACGTACACAAATGGTTCGTATGGTACTTTTATTGTTTTTGGTTCTTTGTTTGGTTCATGTATAATACAATCAGCAAGATTAGTACTTGGGTCTGTTTCGACATTTACCAAATATTTTAATTCGTTATTATAGCCTTCAAGGAATCCCTTAATTTCTGAAAGGACTTTTAATTTGTCCATTTTAATCATAAATCACAGTATACGTTAATTCGTTCTTTTCTTTGTTGAAAACATATTTTCTATTTCCAATTACAAATGTTGTGCTTTTAATTATTAATGTAGCATCACTTGGAAATAATCCACTTAACCATAAGGCACTTATCGAATTCTTTCCTTGAAGTTTATAGTGTTGCTCATTTTTAATTACTTCAAAGTCCAAATATACTACCTCATTAGGATTAATCAAAATATTTCCTAAAATATACTTGAAAGCACCATGAATATCTCTTTTAGATTCATTTGTTGAAATATCAACATCCATCATGATTGATTCAAGCAAAAAATCCCTGAAAGGATTCTTATTATAAACATATTCACTTCCCATGTTTTTCTTTAATTTTTTTAATCACTTCAGTTAACACTGATTCTGCAACATTCGATGTATAATCCTCATTGTCAATAACTTTTACAATTTCTTTTCTTTTGCCTTCAATTGAAGTAAACACATAATCATCAATTGTATCTCTGAACATTAAAGGATAGATATTTACAACCGCCTTTTGACCAATTCTATGAAGTCTATCACTTACCTGATCGTATTCTCCGACTGAATATGGTAATGTCATAAAGAATAATTTGCTGGCTGCAGTAAGGGTTAAGCCATAGCCACAAGTTTGAACAGTACCCAAAAATACTTTTAAGTCACTATCAGGGTCTTGAAATTTCTTCACAATGTCTGCTCTTTCTTCATCATTCTGATCACCAGTATGGAGTGCAGCCACATCGCCAAGTTTCTCTTTCAACTCATGTAATGCGTCTTTAAAATAATCAACAATAACGATTTTTTCTCCAGTTTCCAGAATATTCTCCACCAATTCAATCATATATCCGATTTTTAATGATGCCGTATATTGCCTTAAGCGCAACATAGTGGTTAATGGATTGCCGTTCGGATGCAACACGAATTCATTTGCAACGCCTTCTTCTATTTCGTTATATATTGCATATTCGTTATCATCCATTTCAAACATTATCTTCTGATATATTTTATCTGGAAGATCAAGTAATACCTCAAATTTTCTTTTTCTATGTGTGTATGGTGCTGCTTTATGATAAAGTTCTTCAAGTTTAGCTTCAGCACTGTTTGTGACATAACCCCAGCCACTATCACGATCATAAATCATACCGCAATAATATTCATAGAAATATTCTTTAGTTGCAAAATCTGCTGGTGATATCTGATTTAAAACAGTATATAGCTCATACGCTCTGTTCGGTGCAGGAGTACCAGATAGAAAAATTTTACTGATCTTACCATTTTTAAATAAAAGTTTATTAAACGTCCTATTGAAATTCTTATATGTGTTAGCTTTTGTATTCTTTAGTTTCTGGCTTTCATCACAAATAACTGCATCAATTTCATCAATTTTTAATTTTTTCCATTTAACTAAAAATTTATCTTTGTTGCTTGGATTAAAAAAATCGTAATTAACTATCACATATTTAGCGTCCTGAATACCACATTTGTTTTTTCTCCAACCGATAATATGTGCATTACTGTCTGTAAATTTTTCGACTTCGTTAAAATAATTAAACTTCAATGAGTTTGGTGTGACTACAACAACTTTTTCAAATTTATTCATTTCAACATAAAGAATTGAAGATAATGTATTATGAGTCAAAATACAATTATCAGTCACATACAAATGATCATCAGAATCCACTAAAATACATTGTGCTAATTCTTTTCCAAGATATTTTACTTCAGAAATTGCTCTATTTGGTAAATATTTAGTTGGTGCAAGAAATGTTTCAATTTTTCTTTTTAACTTAAATGGTATAAATTCTGGAGGTAATTTAATCATTAATCTCCAATATAATCTTTTAATACCTTCATATTTTACCCATTTTTCATGAAGTCTTCCAATACCACCCAAAGATTGTACAATAAATTGAACACCTTCGATAAGTTGTTTTGATGCCAACGTTAATTCAATAATACCATCTTTACGTGAATGACCGTCAGTATCTAAAATACCTTGTAATAATTCTAATCTTTGTTCAATTGATGAAATTTTATAAATATGCGGTATAAATTTGGTATATGAATCACAACCCTTTAAACAATGAAATTTCAGTGCTTGATTAATATAATTGTTTTTACCATCAGCAGTTAAATAATAATCTTTCAACGATTTTCCATTAATTACCATATTATGATTAATAGGAAGTCTTGTCGAAATTTCGTCAATCATTTCTTTATCCAATGAAGAAAAACCAATACTATTTTTAGTGGTAATACCACCATCACCCAATAAACATCCCAACACATATGGGTCTATTTTTAATTCTCTTTTTTCAAATTCTATTGGCTTAACAATTGGAATATAATTTTTATGATTTCCATTTCTATATGTTAATCCATCATCAATTATTTCACGTAATGTTTTTGTTTTAAATGAATTATTTCTCCAATTTCTGATTTGTGTGTTAACATTCCATAAATGTTCATCACAACATCTTGTTGATGTACCGTCATTAAAACAAACCTCATAAATATCTTTTCTACCTTGTGGAAATACACCCAACACTTTCTTTGGCTTACCATCACTTCCAATAACATAATCATCAACATTAATGTCACCCATTTGAATCCATCCATTTGGTGTGAGTAATTCAGAATCAAGTGGCTGACATTTTCCAAGTCCCATTTCGTGGGAAATCAATGTGTTACGTGTGACATTCATAAACATCGCACTTACTATTTGATGGGGATAAAGTTTTACCCCTTCCTTCAGAAGTGCATGCATTTTTTCAGAATATTGAACATATGTGTCCTCTAACTCTTTCTTATATTTAACCCAATGTTCTTTCTTGATATTGAGATCAGCAATGAATTTGCGCTTTTCTTCTTCTTCAGCTTCAACTTTTTTGATCTGTTGTATAAAAATTTTTCTGCTGTCTTCGTTTCCAAAATCAAAATGAATTTTATTAGAACTTTTATATCTCTTAATAAGCGTATATAGACCCAATGTATTGACTTCCCAACAATAATTCATTGCATCAAATCTTCTCGTAGCGTGTGGAAGTTCTTTTATTCTATTAACAAGCTGATCGTTAATAGGAAATCTTAATTGATATAATGATGTTTTACGAATTCTGTCACAATGGACTACAAAAACATATTCTTGCATAATGATATTAATAACATGCAAAGATAGTTAAAAAAATGAACTTGTCAAGGATTAAACTACAGTAGTTTTGGTAATACTATCTGAAATAAGTATATTTATTTGTGCATCAACTGGAAGTGTGATCTTACCGCAACCAATTTGCTCACCAAGAAAATCAATTTTAAATTCTCCAAGAAATCTACCAGCTTTCT